AAGGTGAGTCAAGAACTTGGTCGTGTGCTGCAAGACCACTTGTGGTGAAATCATTACCATTACCAGATTCATCATCGCCTAAATCACTTGCATCTCTGCCATCTATACGAAACCCATTTGTTCCATAACTTCCATCATAAGCTTTTGGAATCCACAAACCATTACTTTTCGTTTCGCCAAAATAACTAGGGTCTAAAGCTAAACCATCAATAAAATTTATTTCTGTCATATAACCATCAAAATATTGACCACCAGCTGATGGTGGTCTTGTATAATACCCAATACTATGTTGAACTGTATTATTAATATAACTATCAGTATTTTGTGAGGGATATACAACACTACTTGCACCAGTTAAATTAGTAATTCTTTGACCATTGACATAAAGTTTTACTCTTTCAGTTGATATAGCATTGCCAGAATCATATACAACTACATAGTGATACCAAGCTGATGGGTCTCTAAATACTTGAGTTGTCCTTACATCAAAATCATAACCTGAACCAGTCCATTGATATAACATAAATGAGTCAGAGGAGTCATATTGTATAGACATATAACCAGCACTTGAGCCTAATGGTGCAGAAAACATTTGTAAGTTTGCACTTATGTTACCTCTTTTTATCCACCCACTCCAAGTCCACTTATCTCTATTACTAGCACTACTTGGTGTTCTATACATATATGCAGAATCATCATCATTAAATCTAATTGACTGGTCTATTGTAAAAGCAGTTGTTCCAGATGTAGGCGATAAAAATAATGGTTTGCTAAACATTTATCCAACTGCAAGTATCGGAGCACCTAACACAATTCCTCCAGATGCTCTTACATAATATGGCACAACATCAACTGCATTTGCCCCTGTGCTTAATGTTATTGCTGGAGAACCTCCACCACTTGCTGTTTCAAAATCACTTGCACTTAATGCAACAGTTCTCCCACCAGTACCATCTTGTGTAAAAACCAACACTCCAGATTGACCAGCAGTTTCATTATTGACAGCAAGTGTGGTTATATTGTTTGCACCAAAAGTTATATGAAAATTATCTCCAGTCGCAAAATCTAGTGTTACACTTCCAGTTTGTCCTGTTAAAGCAACTGGAGTAGAAGAAGTTGAAGCCTCTCCACTTACTGTTGCAATATGACCAGCATTTGAAATTGTTAATCGTTCTGTTACTGCACTTGCACCATCTTCTGTAGTTCCAAAGACTAATTCTGTTGGCAAATCATTACTGCCGGGTGTTCCATTTATTCTTGCAGAAATAGATGCACCCTTAGTCGCCATATCTGTACCATCAGAGCCATAAAAATCTAAAGAACCTAATATATCATTATCTTGCACAACTGTGTATGTGCCTACAGTAGCCGCCCTTGATTTACCTAATGATAGTGAATGTCCTGTTGCATCAGCAGAGAATCGTGTTAATGCTGTTGTTCCTTGAGCATTATCTATCGCATTGATTTGAAATTCGCTTACAATACCACCAATCGTAACTGAGGTATCATCATGAACTAACACTTGGTCTGTGGAGGAATCTACAAATACTTTATGTGTGTCATTATTAGATTCTACCCTAAAGTCCATAGCACTTTCTGAGTTTTCATTAACAACAACCCCAGTAGTTCCTAATGTAAATCCAATAGTACCTCCAGATACTCCATCTATTCTATCTGCACCTTGTCTATAAAATCCTGTGTTTGTATCTGATATAAATGAAATACTTGGTGAACCAGCACTTCCATCTTCAAATTGTGCTGTTTCTGAAAAAATAAATTTTGATGTGGATTGATTAATTCTTCCTATTTCAATATTAGCATTATTTGCACCATTTCTTATATATAAAATATTTCCTGTTGCAGTCGTTGTATCAATCCATAATTGATTTGCAAATGTTGTACTAGGTGCAGATGTGCCACTACTGGTTGAAGCAAGTGCTTGTAATGCTCCATTTAAATCAGTTCTAAATGCTGGGAATCCTTGGTTGGCTATAGTAAAATCGTTTTGACTCATAAAAAACTCCTAACTTACTTTTTCTCCATATCCTTTAGCAACATAATCAAAGGTTCTGCTTACTGTACTACCACCACTATTAAAGAACTCTATTGTAAATCCAGTTGCACTCTTGCTAGTGATAGCATAAAAATCTCCACTTGCCAAGTTTTGTGCAGAAATATTTAATCCTTGTAATTCCTTAAATGCTGGACTAAATGTTACAGCTTTTCCATCTGTACTTGTTCCACTTGCGATATCAACCTCTGCTCGTGTTGAATCTTGCATAGCAACTTTAACTCCTAAAACAGAAATTACTGGAGTGGCTTGTGTGTCAGCAGAAGTTAATACTACTCTATATTTAAATCCTCTTGCAGTATAATCTCCAGCTATAAATCTTCTAAATGCAGTAAAAGTAGCACCTCCACTTGCTGGGTCATCATCTGTTGTTGCAATTTGAAATTCAACATTCGTATCATCAAATGCTGTTGCATCTCCATCAAAATCACCTTCTCTTGCATCAAAATTACCACTAGCATCATCAAAAGTATTTACATAATCAGTTCTTGATACTGTTATAAAAGGTGTTACTTTTGCAGTAAATTTATTTGTTAAATCAGTTTTAGTTGCAAAATCATAAGTTCCAAGATTATCAACTGTTCCTCCACCACCATCAAATAAACCAACTGCATCATCAAAGTTCCCACTTGTTGAATCAAATGTACTTATAGAATCTAATATTAAAGTTCCAGCACTTGTTACAACAACATCATCTTTTGTACCAGAAAATCCTGTGCTTTCAGTAATTGTACCTATATCTTGCATTAGTTGTATTGAATCTATAATCGCAACTGAACTAGCGGCAGTATTAGAAGATAAACCTAACTTATCTACTGCTTTACAAAAATAAGTTCCTGTCAATGCTGGTACTGTTATTGATTGTGCTGGTCGTGCAACCTTAGGTACTAAATCAGTTGCATTTTGATAAGTTGCTCCAGTTGTTGCTCCAGAATGTCTAATTTTATAATGTGATAAATCTAAGTCAGCTACAGGAGTCCAAGTTAAGTGTGCAACTGCTCCATCTATATTGACACTAAAATCAGTTACATCTGCTGGTGGTGCAGATTTACCTACTACTTGATGTGTTCCTGTTGTATAAGAAGATTTAGAACCAAGTGTTGTTATTGCTCTTGCTCTTACATCATAAACTATATTGTCCTCTACATTTAATAATTCAAACCTATTACCACTTGCTCTACCTAAATTTGTAAAATCTGAATCTGTTGTTTTCTTTGCTTCTACCTCAAAATTATCAACAAAGTTATTTTCTGTTGAAACATCAACAATTAAAGATGTTATCGCTTCTTGGTTAAAACTTCTTAGTTCATCTGAGATTGTAATACTTGGAGTTGCTACTTGGAATGGATTTGGAAGATTAGTATTATTTGAAATAATAGCATTTTCTTCAGCACTCCAATCATACACAGATGAAGATATTTCTCGTAAGTTTAAATCTACTCCTAATCCCATACCATCGCCAGTTTGAGATTGTGCAAATGACCACCCAGCTACCTCAAAAGGTTTTACACTAAATCCTAATCTTGCATTTGTAATATTTACAGTATCACCAACTTCTAAATTAAATGCAGTTGTTTTACATGGATAATTTAAAGTTATTTGCTCTCTTGCTCTATAAAGAATAATCTTAGCAATCCTTTGTGCCATAGATGGTGAGGTTGTAAAACTTAATTCAATATCACTAAAAATTTGTTCACTATTATCTTCAGTTTCAAATGTGGAAGATGTGATAGAAGGAAAATCTGTAGGTTGGTAGAAATTATCTGGATTTACAAATATTCCTTTTACAGCATTAAAGCTGTCTCGTCTTGTACTTCTTGTGGTTATAGAAATAGCACCTCTCAAATCATCATCAGTTAAAGTAACTGTAGGACTTACATATTCTCCAGTTTTAATATTCCATTTACCACCAGAATAGGTAACTAATCCAATACAAGAAGAAGTCATGTCATTTAATATCTTTGCTGGAGTTTCTCCCACATCTAGCACTCCGTTACTTTCATACCTATTTTCTACCAATCGTTTTACGACTTGTGTTTCTCCGGCATCTGTACTTGCGGCCGTTATATCTATTGCTGTTCCAGCACTTGCATTTGAAGAACTTGTTGCAAGTTTAAAACTATTTACATTATTCCTTATAATGTAATATGTAGTGCCACTTGTTAATCCTGTAAGATTTGTGCCACCTTCATTTGAATATTGTATTGCATCACCAGTTAAATATCCGTGAGCAGTAATAGATATAGTTTCAGCAGAAGAATCTACATCAGTTTCTGTGTTAAATTGTTTTTCTATGGGTGTTGCTATTGTAACAGTTTCATCACATACATTTGCACCAGCTATAAAAGATGTGTCATTAATTTCTGAAGTTTTTGCACCTAATCCATATCGTGTATTGGTTAAAAAATCTCTTATACAAAGTGCAGAGTTAGCAGTAAAAACAGTTGTCGTAGTTCTCGGGTCATATACTTTCTTGCCTTTTATTATAGCAGAAATTGTTGGAATACCATTTGGAAAGATATCATTACTAAATTTTAATCGTGCATAAATATAAGCTACACCTCTTAATCTGTGATTTGTTGTCCATTTTCCATCAGATTCATTAACTAAATCTGTGTCAGCTAATTGGTCATCTGTACCTAAATGAGTTTTTAGTCTTATGTATTTTGTATCTCCTTCTATGTATTTTGAGGAAGTAACAAATCCATCTGTATCAATCGTAACTGAATCTTCATTAACTAAAAAACTTTCAAAACTATTTATCTCATGTCCAGCTACAGCAAATATTAAATGTAAAAATTCATCATCATTAGTAGATTCAGCAAAAACTAAACTACCAGCCATTCTTACAGTTCCATAAGCTACTTGTCTTGTCATAATAGCTTGTTTTATGTTGACCAATCTTCCAGCGGCAGATGTGCCTAAATCAGAAAAATTAGCACTTACATTTGGTATTTTTGGTTTCGGTGATAATGCTTTTGATGCCATTGACATAAGAGCACCAACTGCTAAATTAACTGCAAAAGTAGCGGCTAATGCTCCAAATGTTCCCAAACTGGCAAACATTGAACCAGCAACGAAAGCACTTACACCTCCAGCCGCAGCAACTGATGCAACTGTGGCTGCAACTGCGGCAACTACTGGTGGCATTAGTCAATCCTCCATGCTAGTTTTAAGTTTTCTCTTGGTATAAATTCCATTTTTTCTTTTCCAACAAATGCTCCATATTTTCCCATACAGATTCCCATAGCAAAACTATCGTTAGTTCTCATTGAAACTACATCTCCTCGTTTTGCAAAAGCAACAGTAATTTTTTCAAGTCTATCATTACAAGCACCTATCCAAGTTTTATAACCTAATTTAGTTAATATTTGTTTACCCCCTTTTAAATCTTTATAAGTACCATCAAATTCTGGAAATAAGGTACTGCCAGTTAGTATCTTCTGTGCTTTTATAGCAAAACTACAACAATCGTGTTTTCCATACTCAAACCCCTTAAATTGGTTTACATGGATATAATCATTAAGTTTTGTTTCCCAATGTGGTAATCTCATTTACCACCCCAGTTTATCGTCTTGTCTTGTAAATCAGCAACAAAATCCAAACCTAAATCTCCAGAAAACAATCTTTTTTGCTCTTCTCCAGTATATCGTGTTTCATTTGGTTTTTCTAGGTCTATAAGTCTTGATTCTACTGTGAGGGTAAATTGAACTGCATCTCCACTGTCATTAATGCTAATTGTATCCATTCTTCCTTGAAATAATTGATACACACTAGCTATAATTTGATGAGTTTCATTTAACATACCTAAAAATAAAGTAAATGTTCTGTTTTGATAGTTTGCTGTTAAAGCAGAAGATAAAATAGAAGAATCAACACCAGAAAGGGAAACATTAAGTCCAGTAGCTTTGATTTCAGAAGTTTCTTCAACTGCAGAGACACCCAAAAGAGTGCCACCCCCAGTATAAGTTTCAGAATTAACACTTATTTCACCATAACCAGTCCATAGTCGCACATCACCCTCTAAAAACTCTGCTTTCATAGCAAGAAAAGGTTTAAGCGAACTTGCAGATAATTCTGTCAAGAAATCAGATGTTAGCCCTCTTGACATTTTAATCTCCTATGAAAAATATGATTTTTTCTTTTTTTCTTTTTTGGGTTTTGGCTCTACATCAGATGGGATTGTTTCATAATCATTTTTAACCATTGGAATTGGTTCGTTTCCTTGAATCTCTATTGCATGACCAGTCTTTACAAAGTTTTTTCCTACTTTGTCAACCCACTCTGGAGAGTTTGGAATAACTTCATCTATTTTATAAACCCTAGTGCTTACACCAACTGGGTCATTAATTCCTGTTCCTATTGAAATCATTTTATATGGCATTTTATTCTCCTTAAAAAAATAAGGTGGCTTTTACACCACCCTATTCTCGTCTATTTATGCATTATGTGCAGTAATTTCATTATCAGATGAATGAATCGCATTACCTTTAACTACTAACAATCCAATAGGTGTTCCTGTTGAATGTGTTCCAGTTTTAGCGATTACTCCTCTGATATATCTTTTACCACCAATATATCCAACTTGAGTTACAGTTCCTGTTGAATCTGGATTACCAGATGTTCCAGCAGTTCCTGTTCCATCAATTTTCAACCAAATACCTCCAGCGGCTATTGTGCCATTGGTAATATCTGCTTGAGTTACATCAGAATATGATGAGTTATCATCAGAATGTTCTAATGAGATTTCAAAGTGAACTGAAGATGATAATGTATCACCTTCTGCCCCAATGAAAGCCACTAATGTTGCACTCTTATAACCTTGTAAATCTACCCCAGTTCCATTTGCCGCGGCAGTTGTTACAGCAGGTTTATAAGAAAGAGCAACAGCAGTATTGTTTGCTAAATCAAAATTCATGTCTTGCTCCTTTCCTAGCTCGGTACATATTTAACAAAAGCCTCTGGAAGTACAACTTGACCACCAACTCTTCTTCTTGCAACATATCTTACATTACCAGAAGTAGCTTGAGTGAATGGGTCTCGTAATACAGAGAGGTTTACTCTATCCACAACCATATATCCAGCACGGAAATCTCCATACACAACACAGATTGCACTTGAACCAACATCAGCCATATCTGGCATTTCTACATAAGGAACACCAAGAATAGTATTTGGCATTCCAGCAACAAGTGTCATGCCCGGTTGGAAGATGTATTGGTTGTTTCCATCTTTAAGTTTCCTTATAGCTGACAATGTATTTCTATTAAAAGCTAGAACTGCATTTTGATTATAAGGTGTTTTTAAAGAATGAACCAAAGTAACTAGAGTATCTGCTGTAACTGCACCAGAACCACCAGCAACAGATGCACTAATACCAGCAGTAAATCCTTCTGGTTTGTTTATCTTATCTCCAGTAGTCATAGCTAAACCTTCAGCTTTTGCAAACTGAGTAGCAAATTCTGATTGCATTTCTGACTCTAAGTCAAAAACACTATCTTCTAGTTCTTGTTCTGAAATATCAACTAAAGCATATACTTCATGTGCTGGAATTTCTTCCAACTGTGTAGTGTATCCAGTAGTTTCACTTCGTGTTCCAGATTCAGCAGTCCATTGTGCAGTAAAGGTTGCACTTCTTACAGGAATTTGAACACTTCTTTGTGAAGTTTGTCTAACTCGTGCAATAGAACGAACTGGTGAAATTTCAGTAAGAGTTTTTAATAATTCTCTCACATACTCTGGTGGAGCAAGATAACCAGCTTGAGTATCATCAGAAACAGTTAATGCTTTGACTTCCTCTGGTGCTAAGTTTTCTTTTCCTTTTCGTAACCATCTGTCAAAGATGTTTACTTTTTTATCAATTTGTTCAACAGAACCACCAACATTTGGTCTTTTTAATAAAGACTCAAAACTGTTGACTTTCTCGTCAAATTCTTCTTGTTTTTTTTGAGCAAGTGTTACTTTTTGGTTTATACTCTCCAAACTATCTAACGACTTTTCAATTTTAACAAGTTTTTCTTCAACAAGAGGGTCAGTTGAACCTTTTTTTTCTAAGTCTGCAATTTTCTTGTCATTGGTTGCTTTGAACTCTTCAAATGCTTTACCAATTCCTTCAACTGCTGACTTAACTTCATTAGTTTCAACTTCTGACATGTTATTCTCCTTTTATCAGTTGAGTTAAGTTTGTTATTGAGTTTAATAGTTCTGGCTTACCAAGTTCAACATCTCGCTGACTAAGTGCCTGTGTAAGTGCTTTTGCACCCATTTTAGATTCGTTCCTTGAAAGTCCTCCTACCTCTCGTAGCATTTCTTCCCAATCACGAATCGTATTTTCTGCACCTTTTACCTTGCGAACCCTTGCTTTTGGATTCATAGGAAAAGTTACTGCTGAAATCTCCATAAGGTCTACTGACTTTAATTTTCTTGTTTTGCCTTTTTCATCATAGTCATAACCTTTTGCATCTACTTTATATCCAATAGACAAACCATCAATAGCACCCATCTTCATTAGTTCATAAACTTCTTTACCTCTTTGAGTGCCCATCGCTAATTGTCCTTCAACATATAAACCTTTTTCATCTTCTTCTAATTTTTTGTAAATTCCAATCGGTTCATCTGTTTTATGTTGATACAACATTTTAACTGACTTGGTGCTTTTACCTCTTAATGATTTTGTAAATGCACCTTTTTCAATAATATCGTTTCCTAAATCTTTGTTTCCAAAAATAGAAGCATACCCAGAAAATTTTCCTTTATCTTTATCATCTTCATCATCATTATACATTTTAAGTTCGCATTGAATATCAATGTATTTAAATTCTGTGTCTTGGATTTCATTTTGTATTTCACTCATGCTTTTTTCGTTCCTTTCATTCCAACTTGTGGAGCAGATTGCAATTCTTTGCTGGTTTGAATACTCACTTTGCATTGTAGAATCTGAAATACATCTACTCATAAAAGTTTCTTCGTCTTCTGTTCCTATCGGTTTCGGTATAGGCATAATAATAATTTGTAGCATATATTAATTAAAATGCCAATAGCAAGTGTATTTTATTGAAAGTATAAACTTTTTCTGTTAGATTAATTATGGGTATTAACCCAGTGGGTAAATAACACTCCTATTGTTCGTCCCCATAGGTTTTACAATAGGAGTGATTACAGAGAAAACTAATTTTTTAATTCTATTACCAATTCATTTAATATTGGCACTAAATGTAATGCTATATAAATAAAAACAAAGATACCTACAATTACGATTGAATCAATTATTTTTTGTATCATTATTCCACCATTCCTTTAATTGCATCTTCAATAGCAATTTTACTGTATATTGCACCATCTGGTGTTTTTAATCCTTCAAGTTGAAATATCATTTGTTTAATAGTTTTTTGCAAACCATCTTTTTCTAAACTTTTTTCTATTTGTTTGTATAAGTTATAATCATTGTTAAACCATAAAGAAACATTCCATGAGTTCCAACTTCTGTGTCCATTATAACCTTTTTGTTTTTGATTGTTTTTCATTAATGGTATCCTTTTTTGATTAATTTTTTAAATTCTTCTGCATCGTAAACTTTTTTAATTCTTCCAGATTTATTTGTAACAATCGTTTTTACTGGTTTTGGATTTTGGTCTTTATTTAAACTTTTAAAAAACTCTTTTGCTTTTTCTTCAGAAGTTTCACTTATTGCATAATAATTAATTTGTTCAATTTTTTCTTTTACACATAAAACAAATACTTCATTTTTTTTATTGTTTTTCATATTACACCTCCCTTTTTTTTATTATTATATCTAATTCTTCCCACTTTTTTCCATCATATTTATGTGGTTTACATTTGTATTTCCAAGTTTTAATAAATTTTTCAAGTTGTTTTACATCTCTTAGAATAAGTTCATAATGATTGTGTCCTGTGTCATCAATTTCATTATCAGTTTCTTCTAATTCTTTTAAACCAAGATATAAATGATGTTCAGCTTCTTCTATAATATATGAGTCTGGAAAATAGATATTTGCTTCCTTTTCACCTACACCATCAACTTCAGCAAACTGCCAATTCAATTCTGAAACTTTAAAAGCATGTTTTACTATTGGTCTCATATTACACTTCACCCACATTTTTTTCTGTTTCTTTCCAAATTTGTTTCATCTTAGAATTAAAAGAATGAAAGTTACTGTCTTCAAAAGCATTATATAAAACATCAAATATTTTTTGACCATTATATTCACAAAGATTTGATACAATTAAACCTAATGCTTCTTCATCTGTTGCTTTTGCTGGATTATAAAAAGCAATTTGTTTTGTATCGTTTATTATTTTTTTTAAATCATTTTTATAAATCATTTTTTTCTCCTTTTGATTATAAATACTTAATCTAAATTATTGGTAAACATTTTAGTTTCTCTAACTGACCTTAACATTTCTTGCAACTTTTTTTTATTTTCTCTTTTTAACTTATTTATTTCCCAGTTAGCTAAACTAAACTTTTTAGAGTTATTAAATATATTTACTATTTCGTTTATTAATTCTTTTCTTGTCATTTTTTTCTCCGTTTTATTTATTAATAATTGTATCATTATATATATATTATAGTAAACATTTACTATTGTATACACTTTTTTTTATTTTCTTTGTAAGTTATTGATTTTATTACATTCTTTTTGCAAATTAATGTTTTTTTATATTTATTTTACTTTAGGGGTTTACATTAGTAAATAAATGTATATTATAGTAAACATAAGGAAATTAATTCTTATAACTAAAAAGAGAAAAAAATGAAACAAAGTAAACTCGCAACAATTATGAATGAAGATTATAAAATGTTTAAATTTGCATTAGAACTTGCCATTACTGCACCAAATAAGTCTAAAAGCCAGGAATGTATTGAGATGGCAATTAATATATCCAAACTGTTTCCATTACATGAAATAGAAAGAGCAAAAAAAGAAGTTGCCTTTTATATTAATAATTTAACAAAACAATCTTTAAATTAGAACATCTTCTGGAGTTATATAAAGAAGAACACAGCGACAGTTAATAACATTTTTAGCACCACCTCTTGGGTCTCCGGGATATGACATTGGTAAACCTCCAACTAGAAAATCTTCTTCCATAGGTACTTGTGTTCCACTGATTGCACTATGTATTCCTCTGGTTCTATTATCATTTGTTGCTAACCATTGTTTTTGCATCTGAGGAATATTCATAGACTGTGCAACTTTCTGATTAGCAAAACTTGCGGCATTATGAGTTTCTGTTCGTGCTATTGTTGCACTTCTATATCTACTAAATGCCATTTTGTCTAAGTTTCTAATATCTTTTGCAATTAAAGCAACCCCCATAAATTCATCTGTATTTAAAGCAATTATCTTATTTATATATCTTCGTGTTGTTTCAACAATTCCTACAACTTTTGTTGCTCCGGTTTCTCTAACATAATCTTGGTAAATTTGTTCAAATTGTCCTTCTTGTTTTTGTAATTGATTAAATATTCTAAGTCCAAATTCTTCAATTACAATCCTGTAATGATTATTCATTAATTTATAAAGTTCATTAATTGCTTCACTAAAAACTGGTGCAACTGGTAATTGAACCTCGTAATTATCAGCATAATTATTAAATAAAGTTTTAAAAAAATTGTTTAATTGATTTCTAAATTTTCTTTCGAAATTTACTCTTAATCTTGATTGAACTCTAAATTCTTTTCTTATATTAATTCTTCTTCTAGTGCCAAAATTAAATTGTTTTCTTTTGGGTTGAAGCATTATTTGTCTTTTTCTTTTGCTCTGTATAGTGGGTGTTCTTTAGGTAATAAATCTCTATCAAATTTTCCTCTTCTAAATCTACCAGTTCTAACAGCAAAAAGATAAGCATTAACTCGTGCTATTGCCCATTGGTCTGGACCCATAACATTTCTTCTTACAGATTCTGGATTAGTGCGATATGCACCTATTCCTCTACGAAACACACCTTCTAACATTCTCATTGTAACTCTTTTACCTTTTTTATCACCATGTTTTTCATTATGGTCTTTCATTTTGCCTTCTAAAGTTTTTCTGGTTTTTGCTGATAATTGTTTTTCCTCTATATCTTCACAAGCAAATTTTTCTAATTCTGCATTTATTTCATCTCTTTTTCTTTTGCTCCATGCAAAACCTGCATCACCTCCCCATAATCCCCAAGCAATTCTTCCAGCACTTGGATAGCCTTTTTCTCCACTTGAAAAACCTTCTGCTTGTTTATCTACTTCATGTCTTGAGAAAAAACTATACATTCTCAATATAGTTCTTTGCGATAAATTATCTCGCCTTACTAATTGATTGGCTCTGGCAACTCCTACTCTTGTTCCACCTCTTTTAAATTCTTTTCTCCAATCTAGTGCCTGTTGTGCTTGGTTTGCCATTTCTTGTGTTGGTTTCATATTAATATCTGATATAGCTTTGTCTTGATTTGTTTCTCTTAAATAAATTGCATGACTTGAGCAAGGCATATAAACATTTCCATCTGGAGTTTTTAAAGTATGTGTTCCTTGACACCCAATCACTTCTGCTCTTTCCAATGCTTCTGATACACTATCAAAAACATCTTCACCTTCTCCCATTCTTGGGTCTTGATTAACTAAATATTCTGGGTCAGCAGTATGATATTTTAGTTGTTCACCAGTTAGCTTTTCATATTCTGCATGAGTTTCACAAGGCATAAAAACTTTATTGCCATCAGAATCATGAGAATGAAAACCACTACACCCTATTTCTTCTGCTCTTTCTTCCGCTTCTTCTTGAGTAGTGTAAACATCTTTTCTAATCTCTGCTTTCATACCATAGGCATCTTCTGCTTCTTTTTCTGGATTAGATTCTTCTTCTTCTAATGGAGAAGTTTCTGGTTCTCCAAGTGGAAATAAATTTGCACTTATATAAACATCATTACCACCAGTTATAGGTTCTAAACCTAATCGTTCCCTTGCTTCGTTTCTAGATATAATTCCCTCTCTAACTGCAATAGTAACATTTTCATAAATTCTTTTTCTTCGTTCTGCCATAGCTGGGATAGAATCAATATCATATTCAACTCTTATTGTTTCCCCATACAGAGGAGATAAGTATTCATTTAAATCAGATTCTATTCTTTTTGCCAATGGAATTATAGTTTCTTCATATAGTGCAAGTCTAGCTTCTTGAACATTAGAATAAGTTTGTGCATCTGGTATTCCTACTAATTGACTTGGCACTCCAAAACACATAGCAATATCTCTAGCACTCATGTTTTTTAATTGTAAGAAATCCATATCTTTAGGACTTAATCCCATTTCTTTCCATTCAAAATCACCCTCTAACAGCATGGGTCTACCAGTATTATCTGTTCCTTGAAATCTAACTTGCATATCTTGTAGTAACTGTGCTCTTTGATATTCTGTGAGTTGTACTGATTGTCCAGCTTCATCTTTAGGTCTAAATACAATCGCACCACTTGGTCTTGCACCATTCATTAATAAACTTACATTGTGTTTGGCGGCATAATTATGCTGGTCAATATCTGTACTTGCAGAGTGAATAGGACTTAATCCATAATAATCATCTATTGGATTCCAGAGTTTAAAATGTTTAACTTCACTTTCTCCAGTTTGACTGTCAACATCATATTCTTTTATTACTTTGCCACCTACCTCATAAATATATCCTCTAGGAATCATATTATTACTTGGTTTAACTTTTACTCTATCTGGTCTTAACAAATAAAGTTCTCTTGGCTCTCCATTATCTGCACCAACTCTTAATGCATAACTATTTCCAGCAATTAATAAAAAAGAATACAAAGATTTAAAATATTCATTACCAGCTTGTAAAGGATTAGGTCTTTGTAATAAATTGATTAATGGGTGTGCATCAAGTTTTATGTCGCCATCAAAAACATTAAGTTTTATTGCTGATGCACCATTTGCTATTTCATTTATGCATTTATACACCACTGCATTTTGTTGATATCCCTCTTGTGCATATTGTTGATAACTATCTTTTCTCGGTGCTGAATAACCTACATTATTCATCATAGTGATAGGTGCTTGTTTTGTTTTTATCTGTTTTGTAAATATTTTTTTTATGTCATCTAAAATGCTCATTAACTTATTCTCCATATTGGCTTCCCTGTGGAAGAACTCAGTTCTGTTAATGCCCAAACTAAGGCATCAAGTCTATCTGGAGACTTTTTATTATCTCCTGTATAAGAACACATTTGTTCCTCTAATTCAGAAAAGACCTTAGTATGAAAAACCTTTCCTTGTTCGTATAAAGCAGATATTGGTTCTGCTCTTAACATCTTACCTCGTGTTGCAGTAACAGATTTATAGGGAATATTTGTATCAACACTTCTTAATAATCGTTCCACTAAATCTCCACCATTATTCGTTTCTGCTACAATTTTATTAGCATTATAACTATAAAATTGCTCTATGGCTAGTCTTGCCCATTTATCTGGAGTAAACTTACCACTTTTATCCTCTAAAATATAGTATTTATTATTTTCTGCCAATCCTGCAACAATAATACCAGTATCATCTGAGTTTGCATTTGCAGTAACTGCTGGGTCAATCGCAACCACTATTTTTTTTAATTCAGGTATTTCTTCTTTTTTAACTCTGCATTTATCTAATTGAAAATGAGTCCATAATGCACCTTCAATATCTTCTAATATTTCTGCATATAATTCTTGTCTACCTAATCTTGTTCCTTCATATCGTTCTTTAAATTGCTCTAATGCAGAATCAGCTAAGTTTTCTTGGTTTTCATAAGTTGACCCTTGTGTAATAAAAACATCGTCATTTTTTCTTTTAAATAATTTTCTAATTATCTCAGTCGGTCTTGGTGTTGTAGTTATTATACATTGTGGTTTTTCGCCCAATCTAAGACCAAACATTAATTGGTCAAAAGCATCTGGGTATCTCCAAGCGGCTAATTCATCACACCATGCTCTATGATATTGACTTCCTCGAAGTCTATCTGGTTCACTAGCACTAAATCCAATAATTTTTGACCCATTCCACAGATTAATTTGTGCTGTTGATTTATTATATGCTTTTAATCCTTGCTTATCTTTTAAACACTCATCTGGAATTAATTGCCTTATTCCACTTACACCCTCAAAACATACTCTTCTTAAATCTCCAGAAGTTGGTGCAACAACTGCCGATATTGTATTAGGATTCAACATAGCATAATTAACAATATCAAAAGAACCAGTCCTCGTTTTTCCCCACCCACGACCAGCAAGAATTAACCATATATTCCAATCTCCATAGGGTGTAACTTGTTTTTTCCTAGAAGTATGGTGGTATTTAATGTAGGTTAGATTCGCCTTCTCGTCTGCTTCTGCAGATTTCATCAATAATTGAGAAAGCCTCTTTAACTGTTGACTGTTTGTTTGTAACATTTGTATTTTCTGTTGATTCTCCTAATGCTAATCTACCAACCCTTTGGCAAGTATGTAGTGCCATTCCTAAAGAATTTAAAGCACTAGGACTAAAATAAGGTGCTTCTATTCCTTGTTTTCTTCGTTTATTTGATTGTTGTAATAATCCTACAATTTCTGATTGTAATGCTTTTGCTATTTTTAAACTATTACTATCAAATTCTTTTGCTTCTTTTGCAATAATTTTTTGTTTTGCTTGGTCTATTTCTATTTGTAAATTTTGTGTAAATAAGTTTTTTTGATTTTTCCAACCATTTGATTTGCTTTTTCTATAAAGTGTAATTGCTGGTATATTAAATTTTTTGGCTAATTCGTCTATTGTTGGATATGTTCTATTACCAGAATCATCTTCAAAACCTTGTACAAAAAGTTCTCTGATTTCCTCTATTATGTTTTCTGAATAACTCATATTAAGTAAATGTAACAGAATGATAAATAATTTTAAAGTATTATTTTTGAAAATTTTTAAAATATAAATTGTAATTTAATTTATTTTTTTAAACTTTTTTTTGTTTTTTTATTTGCAATATATATAATTAATATTTATTTTTTTGCTTTTTACTTTGTGCTAAAATTAATCATTTTTTTATCATTTATTCTCACTTTTAGCTTTTTAAACAATTATAAAATTTATAAATTCATTACAATATTATTAAATACTCTATATTAAATTATCAAAAATCTGTTTTTGAAGTTCTAAAGCTATGTTTTTAATCATTAGTGGTGGAACAGACATTCCACAAATATATTTTGAATCCATACCTAAAAAATTATAGTCATCAGGAAAACTTTGAAGTCTAGATATTTGTTTTGAACTTAATTTAACAGGCATATCATAATGATATATAGAGCCACCAGATGTAATAGTGTTAACAGGTAAATTAGGATGAATTTTAAAGTTTGAAAAGTATGAACTTGAATTCCAAAGTTTCATTGCTGCATCAGAAAAGTTTTTACCTGGTTTTGTATTTACCCATAATTGATACTGTTTAGTTGATTTTTTAAGTTGTTTATTGGAATTCGGAAGATTAAATATAGCTTCTTTAGTTGTGATAATTTGTTTTCTGAAAGACATTTTAAGTTTTTTTTTTTTCATTTTGTTAAAAATATCTTTTCTAATTCCTATAAAAAAAACACGTTGTCTAGCTTGTGGAACTTGCATATATTTAGAGTTTAAAAGAAAAACTTGTACATGATACCCAATATTTTTATATTTGTATATTATTTTTCGAGCATAGTTTTTAGCTTTAGACATTATTAAACCTTTTACATTTTCAGCTACAATAACTTTTGGTTTAATCTTATTAGCAAAATCTAAGAAGTAAAAAAATAAATCATCAAGTTTTTGTTTTTTTTGACCTTCTCTGAATTTTTTTTCTTTACCCCAAAAACTTTCTCTTTTAGTTGAAGCTGTACTAAATACTGAGCAGGGGGGTGAACCGTCTAAGATATCTATATTATATAACTCTTTATCAATTTCTTTTTTGATTAAATTTCTTATATCACTCTGATAAAATATTTTAGGATTATGATTTATTTTATAAACATTTGCCATTTTTGGGTCAATCTCATTTCCTCCTAAAGAAGTATACCCCGCCAATTTATATCCCATTGTTGAACCACCACCACAGCAAAAACAAGAGAATACTTTTAAATTATTCTTTTTAACTAATAATATATCTGTAAGATTCCACCTAATCAAACTCATAGCCACAACTAGGACATTTATTTTTAGCCTTTAAATAAGAATCAGTTATTTCTGTATTTTCAATATCATCATCAATTTTAGGTTCTTTGTTTAGTAAATTTTGAAGTTCATCGGAATCAAATCCAGTATTTAAAAGTTCATAATTATTTTTCGATATGTTATCAAGTTCAATTTGTAATTTGTCTAAATCCCAATAATTATCTTGCGCAAGTTTATTATCGGCTATTCTGTAAGCCTTAGCTTTAATTTCAGATAAATTAGCTACTTGAACCGGTATTTTATTTAATCCTAACTTTTTTGCAGCTGCGTATCTTGTATGGCCTACTATTATTACATTCTCTTTATCAACTACTATTGGTTGTTGAAATCCAAATTCTTTAATACTAGAAGCAACTTTATCAACATTTAAGTTTTTTCGTGGATTATTAATATATGGAAAAATTGAGTTTATATCTACTTCTGTAATATCCATTATATAAACTTATCATAATTGAATTTTAAATCAAGTTTATCGTTTATGGAGTTATTCGCCATAGCTTTATTATTTTAGGTATGAAATATTAAGATTCATTTTTTTCTTGATGGGTGGGTTTTAAGCATTCCTGCCCATCTAGTTTCTCTGAAATCGCATCTCTTATTAAATCTGCAATAGATATTTCTTTATTATGTAATTTACTTTGAATAAAAGATTCTTTAGAAAGATGTTCTTTCCATGCTGTTGGTAAAGTAAGATTGTATGATGTGGTTTCTACATTTAATTTGTTAGGTCTAGGCATTTTGCCACCTTTCTTCATCAGATTGTTCTAAGACTTCTTTGTAAACTCTTTCTTGTAAATCATAAGTAAAATAACATTCTCCAATATTTCCATACAAACCTTGTTCTCTTACTTTTCTGGTTATAACTCTGGTTTTATTGTTTTCAAAATCTCTATGTACTACCAAACCAATATCACACATATTATTCCAATGAGCACTGCCAGAAACATCATATAATGTTGGTGGATTAATGATGCCATTTTCTCTAGGAAGTTTTGCTGGGTGAGCCACAACCCACATTGAAATTTCATGTGTACGACAAAATTTTTTACATTTTGATATAATATCTTTAATGTGTTCATCTTCTCGTTTACCTATTCCTCTTTCTGAGTTTATTTCATTGTAAGGGTCTATTATAATTCCTTTTACTCCATATTTCAAGCAACTCATTTTTGCTTTTTGTAAAATCCAATCAATAGTTGGAATTGAATCTTTATTCTCAATAAAAAAAAAATTATCATTTAATATATTCAAACCTCTTTCTAATTCTGATTCTGTCATTCTTTTTGTAAAACCATCATCAAAAGGTTTCCTCACAATCTTTTCAACAATTCTTCTAATATGTTGAGGTGTAGAATGTTCTGGAGAAAAAACACAAAACTTCCAATTATAGTTCTTGAACATATTAACTGCAATCTGGTCTATAAAATTAGATTTGCCATGATTTGGAACTCCTGTAACTAAATGAAATGTTCCAGGTTGTATTTTATATATCTGGTCAAGGATTTTAAAGCCTGTGGACAGTGGTTTTTGTATTCTACCATTATATATATCAAAAATTTCTTTTGTGTAATTTCTGACAGTATATAATCCTTCTATTGGATAGGGTATTGCTTGTTTCAAACAGTCTATTAATGTATTTCTACCAAGTTTTACTAAAACTTCATTTGCATCTTTACAATCTTCTGGAAATTTTACTCGTAAACATCTATCTTTACCAAATCTATGTATAAGTTCTAATTGAAGTGCTTTTCCAGCTTCGTCTTGGTCAGTTGCTATATAAACTTTATCTACTTCATTTAACCAATGTGTATTTTTTAAAGCTACAAATCGTGCATCTGATTTATCATATTTTGCTGTTTTAGGTGCACCATCTGGTAGAGTTACAGTATTTTTTATACCAGCTTCATAAAATGCGACACAATCCATTTCGCCTTCGCATAATATTAAATTTTTTTTCTTTGTTGTTTCCCAGTATTTTTTTACATTATCTATGTTATATAAAGTTCTTTGTGCTGATGGAACTTGCTTAAATCGTTTATCATAGCTTCTAAATTTAATGTTTTTGGTTTGAGCATCTTGTATGTATGGGAAACAAATCTGATTGTTAGATTCATAAATACCCATATCACTAATTGTGTTTTCAGATATGCCTCTTCCTTTAAACCATTCTAAGAATTTATTGCTTGGTTTTTCTTTTTTAATTGTTTGTAATGGCCTAATGTATTTTTTATATGGTTGATTAAAATTTAATCCTCCACTCCATTCACAATTATGACATTTCCAAACTGCCTTTTCATAATCAATGGAAACACTTAAAGGTGTATCATTCTGATTTTGTGGTTTTCTTAAATTTTTGCATTGAGGACATTTAGATTTATAATAACCTTCATTGTAAGAATTTAAATAAATGCCTTGTTCATTTAATATTTTCATTTTTTTCCTAACCAGCTAAAGTGTTTTTATTTGATACTTTTACTTTAACTATTTTATAGTTTATATAATATTCATCTCGCAACCATTTAACTGGGTTATGATAGAATTTTGTTACCTCCATTTTATAATTCTTTAAACAATTTAAAAGAAGTGTTTTGTCTTTTATTTTGACCCATTGTTTGTATGTTAATTTTTTATTCCATTTAAAATCCTCCTCTGGATATAGTTTCCAAAAAATCTCAAATTGTTCTGTATATTTATTTATATTTAATTGATTGTTTAAAGTGATAGTATTGGGGGTTGATTTTGATACCCCTACCCCCTCTATTTTAGGGGTGGCTAATTTGATACCCCTACTAATTGTATATAAATTTGATGTTTGTTTATTACCTTGAAATCTAAACTCTGATTTTACATACCCTTTTTCTACCAATTCATCTAAACTTCTTTTTATTGTATTTGAATCACAATTACATAATTCAGATAATTTTTTTTTACTAGGATAGCTTTGCCATTGTTCATTGGCATAATTTGCTAATACTAATAAAACTAATTTTGAAGTAGGTCTTATATTCTTTGCATTTATACAAAGTGCTAAAGCATCAAATGACATTTTTTTCTCCTTTTAGTTTAAGCATTATAAATATTTTATAATAATAAAATAAAAAAGTAAATATCCTTTAAAAGATAAAAAAAGAATATAATAAAATCAATAACTTATAAAAAAAGTTAAATAAAGGGTTTACAATAGTAATTATTTGTATAAAATAAAATTAAGGAAATATTAGAAAAGTCATTGAGGGTCATTGGTTGGCACACAGGAAATTTCTAAAACAAGTTTAAAAAGTTGAAGAGTAATCTGCTCCCCCAACATTTAAAGATGAAGAACCTCCTAATATTTCCCCAAACTTTTAGGAGAAAAAAATGGTAAACATACGACCAACAACTGCAACTAAAAAAATGCTTGAAGAAAAGTTTAATACTTTATTTCATGAGCATCATTCATATACTCAACAACATTTAGCAACCAAAGTTGATAATTCAATTAAATTAAATGCTCTAGAAAAAGAAATGAAATTAATTTGTAAGTTTTTAGATTTAGATTTTAATGATGAAATTTTATTTCGCACAGAACAAATTTGCTGGGAGAATAAATAATGATTGATATTTTAAATGATATACAAAACCTAGAAAAAGTAAAAAGTTTTATGCTTAAAGCAGTTGTATCTAATGATGAAGCAGATGCAAATCTTGGAGTAGCAATAGAAAAACTTAATTTAGTTATAAAAAATAAAGAAAATATAATTACTGATTTTAATAAAATGGAGAAGCAAAATGGATAAAGTAAATTGGCAAATTATTATCGAACTTAAAGATAAGACTCTTTGGGTTACAGAAGGATTTGGTCTTGATGATGGTATTAATAATCTTATGTCTGAAACTCGTTTTAGTAAAGAAAGTTTTATTAAAGAAATTCATTCTATCATAGCCAAAAATTCAAAAAAAATGGAATATATAAAAGCTAACCTAAAGAAGCAAAATGAAAACAATTAGAAACAGTAACAATATAAAAACTTTTATAATTGAAGATAATGACAAAGTGCCAGATTTGTTAGAAGCATATAAATTAATTGATACAGATATTGTGCAAGTTGTAAATCTTAATAATGGAGATTGCTTTATTATCTGTGAAGAGGGTAAATTAAGAAATAAATCAATAAATAGACATGCTACTGAGGTGTGGGAGCAAAGTTTTTCCTCCGATAATAACAGTATGCAATTTTATGATGTTATTGTTGGTCATGCCATTTATATACCCAAGCATCTTAGAAAAGACCATTGGTGATTATTTGTCGTAGATTTTGTGGTATGTTTTCTTCAAAAAAGTCTTGATAAATGTTTTAATCCATTTCTTAAGATAATATCTAACAAGCCTCATAACTAATAAAATTGGTGAGGATAACACATCAAACACTAACAATCCAATGTCAACTATTCCATCAATGACATTATCTGCATTTGAGAATTTATCTTTTATATTTTTTAAAATCTTAATCATCGTTTTTGTGTAATTCTTGTAAATTGTCAAAAAATGAAATATCTAGCCATAACTCTAAAATATGTAAAAAAATTGCAAATAATAAAATATAATAGATTCTTTTATTATATTTATTTTTATATGAATACCTCACCAGTCAAAACCATAAAAATGAATATGTTGAAACATATCAAACAATATTTCTGCAATATGTAAAGTTATTTCAATGCTCAATAAAACTAATATTATTTTATTTGCTTTTGTCATTGTTATTGTTTTTTGCAAAACCAAAATATGCACCAACAAGTGCTGACAGAGAACCATACATCATCATTAAAATGCTATCTGCTTTCGCAAATCTTTCTGGGTCTACTAATACTGCAATCGTAGCAATAAACATCATAACCAAGGCACACCATGCCATATATCTTCTATTTTTTTGATATACTGTTTTATTTATCATCTTCTTTTTCGTAATATTCTAAAACTCCATCTGGAGATTCTACACTTTTTTTTTTGCTATGCCAACATACGACTGGCGATTTATATTTAAGTTTTGACAATTTAGGAAATCTTTTCCATTTAAACTTTTTCATTAAAGAACAAAGAAATATAGAAAAAAACCTAGTCCGGTTGCTAAGATTATTGCTAAAATAACAAGAACCATTTTAATTAATTCTTCTTGTTCTTTTTTTCTTATTAATTCAGCTTCTTTTCGTTCTTTTCTTAGTCTTGCCTGTATTTGAAGAATATCATTCCATGCATTGACACCATACGAAGCAATCATAAAATTGCGAAGTTCATCTTCCATTTTTCTTGCTTTTTTAAGAGCAACATAAGTTTCTAAAGATTCCTCTTCTACTGAACCAAACTTTCTTTTTTTTTTTTGATTATGTAAGTTTCTTATATCATCAACAGAATGCATAAATCTGCCAACATCTTTTATCATAGATTCTGCATCTCGTCCTAATTCAAAACCTTTTTTTAGTGTTGTAAATGCAGTTGTTGCAACTCCAAGAATGGAAATTGGGTCTAACATTTAGTTTTTCCCTTGTTGTAATTCCATTTGGAATTTAATTAATTTGCCCTTTGGCTTTAATTAATATACTAAAATATCTCTATAATTTCAATGGG